AGACAAGTAGTTGAAGAGGCTGGCGTTGAGACTTCAGGAGAAGCCGCTTTCCAATTGCGAGAGCAACGGCTTGAAGAAGTAACAAATGAACGAGTTGCATTAATACGATCATGGGTTAAAAAGACGTATACGCAAAATGGCAAAGCTCCTTCTGAGTCAGAAATTGATGAATTGTTAAATAAAGAGTCTGTTCGTGATGATGCTTATGAAGCGGTTGAAGGTATGTTTGTTGAGCGCGACCGATTAGAGGCCGAGCAAAGAGAGCAAACTTATAGGGATATGCAAAGGCTTAGAAGAACTCAAGCGGTTAGAGGCAGTTAAGGAGTTTGTATGGTTGATTCTTCTGAGTTATTACAAGCAATCTACAATGACCGGTCAATGTATCGGCGTGATGGCAGTAAAAAATCTGCAAGAGGATATCTTGGCCCTATAAAAAACAAAGTCACTGGCGGCACAATGACTGAGTTTTCCGTTGGCATTGAGATTGATGGAAAAGAGGTTGAGGTTCCAGCAATGGTTCCTACGCTTTCTTCTTCTGAAATTGAATATATGCAAGAAATGGAACCTGGGAAAGGCTGGGATATGTCTAATCCGGTTGCACGATCAATTGTTAAAAAAGCAAAAGATCATGCTCAAAAACGATTGTCTAAAGGTGAAAGTGTTTATTATCAAGATTCAGAAAGCGACCCAACTTTTGATGAGCTTTTTGAGATTGCTTATGCAAATCGTAAGAAAAGACAACGAGAAAGGGTTGCTGGTGTTTCTCGATCTATTGCTCAGGGTGTAACTCTTGGTTTTGCAGATGAGCTAGAAGCGGTTATGCGCGCTCACTCAAAACCTATGGGTGATTACGAAGAAGAGTTAAAGGTAATTCGTGAAGAGCAAAAGAGGTTTGATGCGCTTCAACCCGGAACATCACTTGTTGCTGAAGTTGCAGGAGCTATACCTACCGGGTTTGGTGTTGCGGGCGGTCTTGCAAAGGTAGGTGTAAAGAGCATAGGTAAACAAGCTGGTATTGAAGGTGCTGTGTATGGCTTTGGTGCTGGTGAGAGTTTTGACGAAAGACTTGCTGGCGCAACCGTTGGTGGTCTTGGCGGTTTTGCTATCGGAAAAGTGTTAAGCGTTGCGACAATGCCATCGTCCTCTGGCGGGTTACGTACTCAATCAGATGAAATTGCTGATATGTCTCTTGACCCAGAAAATCTTGCGGCTACCCAAGCAATACAAAGAGTCCAAGCTGACGAAGTGTTTACCGAAGTAGATACACCTAAATACACACGCAAACCTTTATCGGATGCTAAGACGTTTGGTGAATTCTGGGAAAGTGCTACGGGCGCACTAACTAACTTTTATAACGACAAAGTTACAGGTGTATCAGATGAGCTAATGCGTGTTGTTAGCCCACAGATTGGCGCTAGATTCCAACGCGCTGACGAAACAGCTTTGCGGAATGTTAATAAATCCCTGGGTAATTTAGCCGAAGCGTTAGTACCAGTAGTTAAAACCATTAACAACAGCACAAGAGCAAAGGGCGCATTACTTGACTATGGCGCTGGCAAGCTTGGAAAAACAAGAGAAGCATCACTTGCTCGGTTAGAAAAAGAACTATCTAAAGATCTTAATACCCAGCAAATGAATACCCTGAAAGCTTATCTCAAAGTAAGTTTTGAAAAGAATAGCGCCCTAAACAAGAAGGTATTTGGCGGTGAGTTTTCTGATGAGATCACCTATCTACACACACGCAACAACAAGTTTATCAACAAGCTAAAGGAAGACGGCCTTACAGACACCGAAATAGAAAAGATGTTTGGTGATAGGGCATACGAGCCAAGAACTCGTGGGTCATACGTAGACAAGAAAGGCAACGTTCCAGATCCATCAGAGTACGACAACCCAATCATTACAGATATGCAACGGCTGTTTAAGATGGAGCGACTAGCTCAGTTGCAAGATAAGTTTGGCGTTGACATCAATGTTATTGCTAGACGGCCCGGGCAAAAAGCACTTAGCCCAGATGAATTTATGGACGCTTTGTTCTACTCATTTACTCAGCGGGGCATTAGTAATGATGGCGCTCAGTATGCAGTTAATAAAATTACTGACTCCATTATGGGACAGCAGAAGACGCCGCACCCGTTGATTCAGGCGGCTAACTCTGGAGCATACGCTACTACTTTGGCTGGCCCGCTATCTGCCATCTTAAACTTAGCAGACATACCACTTGTTGGTGCTAAGTATGGTGGTCGTGCAGTGCTTGAAGGCTTGCAAGTATTAAAACCATTTAAGTCGGTTCCTAATCCCGATCTTAAAAAGCTGGGTCTTGATAACCAAACCTTTGGTGAATTCGTCAACAAGACAAATGAGCTTGCAGATAGTAATCAAGGATTTATGGCACGTTCTGCCGAGCTAATGCGTAATAGCACAGACTTCTTAATGAAGGGGTCAGGTTTTGCCGTAATGGATCAAGTAGGCAAAAAAGGCGTAATGCGAGGTGTGTTGCGTAGTGCAGTTGATGATGCAGAAGCTGGAAATCTTGCAAAGAACTGGGGTTTTTACTTTAACGATGCCGAGCTTTCTGTTCTTGAGCGTGAGTTTAAACGACATGGAACTGACTGGACTAAGTACAAAGGCAAAGGCTCTGAACTTGCTGAGGAGTTAATGTTTGCTGGATTAGGTCAACAACAGTTGATTAGTGCGGCGGGTCGTCCTGCGGCATGGGCAAGGAACCCGAACCTTCGTCCGTTATGGGCACTGCGTGGTTTTGTGGTTAAACAACAGGCGTTAGCTCTGCGTGAAGTAGTCGGCAATATTAAAGCTGGCAAGCCAGAAGAGGCGGCTAAATTCCTTGGGCGTTATGCTATGTATGGTGCGGGTGGTTATGCTGTCATTAATGAAATACGACAGGGCATCTTTGGTGATGGCGATATGTCTATTAGCGGATTAATTCGTGGATACGGCGATGCCTGGGCGAGTTTGTTAACAGCCAATACGCTGGGACTTAATGATTACCAGTATGGTCAGATAAAAGAAAACGGCATTCTGTATACGCTTGCTGAAGGCTCGCTTCCAATCATTATTGATAGACCAATAGATATTGGTCAGACAGTAGTTGAAGCATTAGAAGGTGAGCGGCCACCTCAGGCGGTTCTTACTGAGCTTCCAATTGTTAAACAGACTGCTCGGTTTGGAGAGCGTGCCGCTGGCAAGCTAGGAGCTACAGATATTGAGGGAATGATGTCTGAGCTTCTTAGACAGCGGAATCCTAATCCCAACTAGTAAACTCTAACCATCCTGCTACACCCGAGGCTCGTTCGTTCTCCATACGTTCGGCCTCGGCTTTGTAGTGTTTAGATATCTCTTTCTGCTCTTTGTTCATACGTTTGCCTAGCGTTATGTCTTCGGCTTTCTCTCGCAGTATCTCAAGCGCACCTTCGCCATAGGTGTCAATATAATGACGATAAAAGTAATCAGGGTTACTGCCATATTTCTGGTGACAACCATAGCAGTGCGCAAAAGCGTTCATGCCATCGTAGCGGATACCCTTCTTTGCTCGTGTGAAGTAATGAGAGCAGTGTAATCCTGTGCTGTTTGACTCGTACTGTGCGCCACATCCTTGGCACTTGAAATCGTTACGCAATCTAACGCATCGGCTAAACCAGTGGTCTGCGGCTGTTCTTTTTAGTCTCACTTTAGTTGATCCTTTAGTTGTTGAGGGAAGGGTACGTATACACCCTTATGCTCTGAGAGCCACCTAATTAGCACCTCAGCGGCTTCTGATAGCTCCGCAGGGGTAACCTTAGCAGTAGACTCTTTGTCGTACATGGACTTTATGATGGGCTTGTAGAGGGTTTCTTTTACCAGTACCTCAGTAAACGGTATCTCTAGTCGATCACTAAACGGATGCCGTACCCAATAACCTGCATTGTTTAACTCCTCAGCTATCTGCCGAAACCACAGGTGCATAGCGTTGTTTTGTCGATCACTACGTGTAGCGTCTTTGATGTAGTACAGGATGCTTTTGCCCTGCTCATATTGAGTAAGAACAAAGTCGATAAAGAAGTTAGCTTTGTCTTTGTTATCAACTAGCCATCTATGCGAGGTATCTGTCATTTGTGTACTCGTAGTCTTGTGGTGTTAGTTCGGGTAGGCAAGTTGCATCACAATCGTCAGAGACTTGATAGCGTGTGCGAAAGAACCCTTCGTGCTGTGGATACACTTTCATGAATCGGCGTGAGTAAAATGCTGTGTAGTTGTTGTTTATCTTAAAAGATATAGAGCCATCACTACCTGCATCTTTTTCCCAGCGAATACGCTCGATAACGCTTTGAGCTGAATAGGTTTTATAACCACGATTTATCATTTCAACCGAGAATCTAACAAACAAGTCCCATACTTCTGGATACTCTTCATGAAATCTGGTTACTTGCTCTCGCATCTCTTCTAGTCTTGTTTTCATTTTACTCTCCTTTAGTTTGCCCAGCTTGCCCAGTTTGCCCAGCTGACCCTCTAATGCCCACGTTTAGGGGGCGGCTTAGGGGAAAAAAGGCCCCTTTTCCCACAAAGGTGGGGGTCTAAACTAGGGCATTAGCGGCTTACGGGGCATTCTGGGCATTCTGTTCAGTTTCAGGGTATGGCACGTTTAACACTCGCTTATCATTGCCATGCCCGTAGTCAATAACTGATTCGCCTTTGGTATTGAGTTCTATATCAAACTCTTCTGTCATTCTGTTATGTATGCGATCTTCCATTACGTTACAGGCAAACCCAATTGCATCTTTTTCATTCTTGGCATGAACCCTAATCCACGACGTAACCTCTGTTGAGGTTTCGATACAATAAACTCGCTCACCATCATGCTCTAATTGCTCAAGCAACCCAGATGTAAGATCTTTAAGGTATAAAAGAGTGCTGTTTATAGACTCTAATCTTTGAGTAAAAGGGTGATCTGGTTTACGAAACGCCGCAGATCGTAACTCTCCTTCAGAGACTTTAAGATCTTGAAGTAATACATCTAATGTCATTGTTAATTCGTTCATATTACTCTCCTTACATTGGGTTCCATCGGTAATACTTCTTGCCATGTGCGCCTCTACGTTCAAGCTTGAGGTTGTTTCCTTTAAGCAAATCAATACAACTGCGTAGCATCTTGCGTGAGCAACCGTTCGGGTTGACTTCAGAGTCGTTAAGCAACTCAAACAAGTCTGCCTGCGACCATGCTTTACCGCTCTTAAACATGACGCTACTCAATAAGATGTACTCATCTTCGTATTTGGCTTGAGCTTTGTTGATGTTGATCTGTGCGCGTTGCTTGTCTTTTAGCTCAGTGATGTCATCGGGACTCATGAACTCAACAGAGTCTACGGAGTCTTCGTAATTTACTACTGCACTCGTTTGCTTGTACTTAAATCCACCTTCAAAGCTAATTTGGCTACGATCTTTCTCATTGATTACTAACAGTTCTTGGTTGGCCGCAAACTTATCGTTTACTGGGTCAAGTCCAAACATATTGTCTACGTCTGCTTTAAGATCACCTACGCCCTCATACACTAGACGGCCATCCATACTGCGGTGTTTGTTGCAGTGGCCTAGTAGAACGACTGTGCCACCTGCGGCGGCGAACTCACGGAAGACATGAAGCACATCCCGCATATCGCCTTTATTCAACACTGGCGCAAACTTCTTGAGCGTGTCACAGATAATGATCTTGCCATCTGCTTCGCCTTCCTCGCGGATAGCATTCAGTAAGCGTAGTGCATCTGCTGTTGTGCGTAGTGATGGATCGGGGGAGTTAGCCAGAGTAACCATAGTCATGCCATGTTTCCTGCCAAGCTTGGCTTTGTGCAGTACACCTTTGGCTCCATCATCTTCGTTAAAATAGATTACGTCAGAGCCTTTTATCAGGTTATTCCGAATGCTCTGAAACAGGTTGCCTAATATCCATACTGTCTTGCCTGCTCCGCTGGGTGCGTACACAAGGGTAACTGTTCCGGTAGTAATCATCCCGGGGATTACGTCTCGCTCTTTTGCAAGACGCTCTTCTAATTCTTCTATGCGGTCGTTCACTGCGGCAAATTTAAGCCTGGCTAAAGCTGAGGATGTGAACATTCCGTTTTCTTGAGTGACGCCATTTACTTTTGGTTGTGGTACTTGGTTCGGCTGGAGTTGAATTTTATTTATTTCTTCGCAGTAAAGCGCCCAATCGTCCTGCACTGGTATCTCCTTTTTGTCCCAGAAAGCCTTTAACTTTCGCTTACTTTGGCCCAAGAGTCAATTACTATTGTTCAACTTGAAAGAGTTTGCAAAGGTTTGAAAGGTTGTGTATATTGGGAAACATTCAATAAAAGGAGAATCCGAATGCAGAACCATTTACTTGAAAAGCTGTTGGAAGTTCAAAGGGAGCTGTCCCATGCAAAAGCAGAGGCAGTTAATGATCATTTTGGAAATCAATACGTACCTTATGAAGCTCTTTGGGATTACGCCAAGGAAGCCTTGAACAAGCACAACATATTGATTCAGCAGGTTAGTCATGAGTGTGAAGTAGGTGCCTGTATTGAGACTATGTTGTTTGGTCATGGAGCATCCTTATCAACTGGCAAAATGATTGTCAGGGCAGATAAGCCTACGGCTCAGGCATTTGGTAGTGCTGTTACTTATGCCAAGCGATACAGCTTATCAATGGCATTGGGCATCGGAGCAGACAAAGATGACGATGCAAGCACTGCAACGACTGGAGCTAAAAGAGGATGGTAGAAAGTCATGAAGAGTTTCTTGAGTACATGAAATCGGTACGTGAAAACTTTGATTACGTTTGCCAAGTCAAGACTGCGGTGGCTAATGAAGAGTGGGAAACGCTTCGTGCCATCGTAGAAGAAACACCCAATGAAGTTAAGGAGGCTTTGAATTTAGCGCCGTCAAAGGGCGGCATCTTTACGACCTATGAAAATCAGGTCATGAAAACTAACCCGTTAGGAGAAAAATATGAGTGACTCAGGCAAGAACTTTGTAAGCGGCATGATGGTTAAACTGCCGGACAGCAACGCACCAGAGTTTGTAAAGCTAAAGATTTCACTAAAGCTAGATGAGTTAGGGCCATGGATTGCGGCTCAGAAAGCAGAAGACCCATCTATTGAGTGGATCAATATTGAAGTCAAGGAAGGTCGTTCAGGCAAATGGTATGCCGAGCGTAATATGTGGAAGCCATCGGATACTCCACAGCCAGCCCGTCAGCCAGCACAACAGCCAGTACCCAACGACGATATCCCTTGGTAAGTTTAACCCTGCTGGTTGTTTATGGTTCCTCGACCAGCTTTTTGCCCCGTGCCCAGCGGGGCTTTTTTTAGGAGACACACGTGAGCGAACAAACTGAATACTTGTACTACCGCGATCTGTTCCACATCTTTAAGGCATACACCAAGCCTAAGCTTGTGAAGGTGTTAGATGCTCAGGGTATCAAGTACCACCTTGATGCTAAGGGCAAGCCATTCACAACGCGCTCTGCCATCGAAGACGCACTGCAAGATCCAGCGGCTTCGGCATCGTCGGAGTAGCGGAGAGATCGTAAGGGTTGGATAGGGCGGCCATTGGCGGGGCTGGTCTTGTGGTATCGAACTGCGGGGCCAGTGCCACCGAGGGTGTCGCAATTGCGTCTACTGGGATGCGACCAACCAGCTCAACGGGTAGGAGAGTATCCACCCTAGACAACAGGATTCTACTTCAAACTCATTTCATATTTACAGTCTTTGTAACCTTGCTTGTATGCTTCGGATACACAAAGATTTGAGCGGTTGCGCTCACTGTCATCCCACCCGTGGAAGTAATCACGTTTAACCTGCGCGATGTAAAACTCCATATAAAAATCGCGCTTACCTACATCTTCAATCAGTGTAAATTTCATAGCACACATCCTCATCATTTATTATCGGGTAGCCATTCCAGTAGCAACTAATTACCTCTAGCCAATTGTGCGACGTAGTAGCAATGTTGCCGTGGAATTCGGTTGTATCCCATTCTTGGTGCGGGACAATCTTGTAATCAATATCATCGGCATCGACATACAGTAATGCCATGCCAGTGTTCCTATCAAAGTCTTCGATCTCTGCACCGTGAAAATGCTCGGCATCGTCAGGAACGATTGCTTCAATTTGAATCATGATTTTATTTCGGGATCGGTACACCATTGAACACCTCACTTATCTTGCTTATGTGAATTCCGTTGACGTGTTTCTCGCCTTGAATTTCGTTGATGAATCCATGCATATCCTCAAAGGAAGGCCGCACGTCATGCGCGGCACAGTAGTTAAAGTACACCTGAATCAGGGTAGCTGGATAGTATCGCTCACTGGGCATTGGTCTTGTCCCCCATCAAAATAGAAAGCTCATCTTGAAGGTAGCTGATTGACATCTTGATATCAAAATCAGTTCGCTCAATGTCATCTGACATCTTGGGGATGCGATTGAGTTCAATGCTGGCAAACTTAAGCGCCTTGATAGCCGAGTCAATCTTGTCTCTGCCATCAAAATACCTGGCATTGTTTAATACAGAAGGAAACAAACCACGCGCAAGATCACGCACAGTTTGTTTAGTTGCTGACTCATAGCGCGAGTCAGACCATAGATGCTCAAGAACAATCTTAACCTCAGTCTCAGTTAGCTCAGGGCAAACGGCGCTTACATATTTGAAATCAAAGTTCATTGGCAATCTCCTTGTTCTGCGTGGGCTATCTCTCTGCGCTCTGCTTGCAGTTCGTCGTAGCAGTGGTGACAAATGTGGTCATCATATTCTTCGTCCCACATGATTGAGTTTTCGCGCCAGTAGCGTTGATCGCAAGCTGGGCAGTCAAACGGATATTCCATTACTTATCCTCCGTCATTAAACTTTTAGTACGCTCACGATCCATTACGGATATTTCATACTGGCTATGCAAGATGCGAGCAATCGAAGCAACGTATTCGTAAAATGCTCCTGTGTCTGTCATATCACGTAATGAGCTTGATGAACGCTCGGCAATAACAATGTCGATAGCTTTTCCAAAAAAGAATGCGTGTAGATCATGCGGGTGAAAAACAATTTCGGTTGGTTCCATGATATTTCTCCTTTGTTGATTGAGTGAGGGATTTCCGCAGCCCCCGCCAGAGACGGGGTGCGGAATCCCGAACGGTTATGCTTTTAAGGTTTTCCTACATAAAACTCTTCATAGAGTTCTCTTGCTATTTCTTTAATCACAGTCTTGTCTTCACAACATTCAGCGCCTTGCTCTGCTATCCAAAGATCAACAGCTTTTGTGTAGCAAACTAAATAGACAAGATCGTCATCGACTAAATTTAAATTTATTTCAGTTAATTTCATAAGGCTTTTCCTTGTTTGTTTATGCGGCTTCATACTTCCGCATGAGGGTGAACTGCGACATACAATACTCGCTGGCCTTTCTTGCGGCAGTCGCGGCAGTTAATAAGTATTTAGGATCAGACTCGATAGCTTTCTGCCATGAGTTGAAGTAACTAGCGTGCTGTTGAATGTCATAGGTAACACCCAGCTCAGCACACAAGAACACTGAACCAAGCTCGGCAACAAACTCTTCTTTGGCGTAGTCTTCACTGCCAAACGAGCCAGTCATATCCCGATCCAGTCGTGAGTGATGACCAGTTGAATGAATGCATTCGTGATAAAACGTAGATTGATGTGCATCGTCCGACTCGAATTGCCCAGGCATTGGCATTCGGATCAGGTCACGTGATGGGCTGTAGCTAGGGTTGTGGTGTGGAGCAGACTCGACTTCGACATTCAATGCTTGGGCTATCTCGTACGGACGTTCGAGCTTAGTCTGTCGCATCTCTATCGGAGGTAGTTCAATACCTGTCTGCTCGATGTTGAAGATGTTGTACGGTTTAGCAAACTTGTACGTTTTATCTTCGTCTTTCTTGTCTTTGCCTGAACCAAAATATATGGCTGGCGTTGCCTTCTGACCTTTGACACTGCCACCAAGATCAATGACTTGTTTATAAGTCAGCCAGTACGGTTGAGTGTAGCCATATTTCCAGCTAGCGATCATAGTCATTAGCTGATTGGTACCACTGTAAACGTGTTTGCTGACCCAGTTTTGATGTAACCCGGGTTGAGATTGCCATGTCTTGCGCCATGTAGTTTCGTCTTGCATGGCAGACATTACGAGATCAAGGATTCGATCATATTTCATATTACTCTCCTAGTTGTTTAAGGCTGGGTGTTGATGCCCAGCCATGTAGTAAACTTTATCAAACTTTTACAAAGTTATCAAAAGCTAAGTAGTCCATTGATAGAAATAATGGAGCCGGGTGTTTTTTGTAGCTTGCCATCGACACCCTTGTAGATTTGGTATTCGATATCGCTACGTGATTTCCGCACCATGTATTGCTCGCCATCTTTTGGCTTAAAGTCTTTTAGACGTTTGACATTGCGCCACATGATGATGTCGGAATCCATGAAAGAATCGTGTGCTATGTAATACATACTAATTACCTCTCGTTTATGTAGTGAAGGTTATCTTCGGGGCCATCGTAGTAAGTCTCTTGATAGCGTTTGTTACTGACTTTGGTGTTGTCCCATAGCAATGCCCAACCGGACATCGTGTCATAGAATTCAAGCAACTCCATCATGACTTTCTCAACTTGAGCCAAGTCTTCGTCGTTGAAGAATTCAATTAATGCCAGGGTTTTATCGTCGTCATCAAAGACTCGATAACATCTGTGTCCGTTACTCATTTATCTTTCCTCACTATTTTGAAATGCTTTACGGGCTTTCCATCCTTCCATTTGACTCCCAAATATTTCACTTCTTCGGGAGTTACTGGATCAGAATCAAATTGATTGTGCATTCGGCAAAATTCAGAAATGTCTCTTTCTTCAAACATTTTTTCTGCATCTTTTACCCATTGAGGTTTGTTACTCATCGTATGGATACTCCTCATCTGCTTCGTCATCGTTAGGTGATTCATCGCCAAGGCTGTAACCTTCGCTGTAGTAATCAACATCGTATTCTTTGCCAAGCGTTTGGCGAATACGTTTTTCAGAAATGCTGGTTGCCCATTCGACGGCATCGTCTTCGCTCTTTGCTAATACCTTGACGATCATTTCAACATTGCTTGTTACCTGAATGCAGTAAACCCGCTTCTCAAGACTTTCTTTGATTTCGCAAATCCTGTCTTCTGCATAACTTAATGTTGACCGTAGTTCTTTAACTGCGTTTTTAGCATCAGCATCAAGGCAATGATCTACCTCATGATGATTAAGGTGATGAAGTAGCCGACTGCGGTAGTCGACTAGCTCGTGAAATAAACCTTCAAGGTCAGTGATTAGATTGTCTTTCATGCTACATCCTCCATCGGTATTGCATTGATTTCTACTGCTTCCAAGTCAAGTAAACGGGGACGATCATCAAGGAGATCGCCTTCTTTCCATCCGATAACTGCAAAGGCACGTGCCAGGCATTCGTCATCAGCTTCAACTGATACAATGTGTTCGGTCGTTTCGATAAGCGTTACTAAATATTCCATTACTCGATTACCTCCGCTAACTGGTCAACGCCATACAACATCGCCATCGTGACAACCGCAGATACAGCCGCCACCAACCACATAAAATTAAGTAACGCCATCAACGTTGACAGCGCACCGACTACTGCAAACAACACCATTACTGCTATCAATACATACATCGTCATATCCTCCATCGGATAAAAAAGGGGCCGAAGCCCCGTGTGATTACTTACCTGCATTGGCTACTTCGTGAAGGTACTCGCGTCGTTTCTCGATACGCTCCAACTCAGCGGCTACTGCATCCTGAACGTTCATGCTGAGCATCGTCTTACCAGATCGCGTAGTACGTTCCCAGATTGCTACCTCAATGCGCTTGCCCTCGAACAGGATCTCGCCTTTGAAGTGCGGTGCTTTCTCTGATCGCTCAAGGCCACGTTCGTTACGGAAGGCCAGACCAGAATTTGGATTGAGTTCTAATGACATGGTATTTCTCCTTTGTTGAAAATTTCTGCCGTTTCCGACGGGAGCAGGATTCCGGCAAACGCGGCAGATCAGCAAGAGAGCTTTAGCGTGAATCACGGAGGGTCCGCGCCCCGCGTGGAAACCGTTATTCCTCTTGCGGAGCTGACGTGGGTGACGGATCCTAAGCGGACTAGGTAACGGTGTTGAAATTAGAAACACAGGTGAGATACCTGCTATGACATTAGCAACCAATCCACTGGCTGGCCGACAAGATTATCTGCGTGGTCTGATCTAGTTATGGCGATAGATTGATGAGGATATTGATGGGCATATTGGGACCTTCAGCGGTACACACACGGCCTCATCCAGATTCATCCGGTCAACTCTGTAGAATCTGCCAGATCATTCGTCAAAAACATGGTGGAATTTAGTACCGGGGGGGGTAGAGCGTCGACGGTGGATATAGTAGTTGCCCCCCAAACACAAAAAAAGCCGGTTTTGGATCTTATTCCAAATCTTTGATTATCTTCAGCTTTTTATAACTATTTTGCGTAAGCAATCTTTTAAGGTAAGGTGGGTGTTGTTTAGTCCCAAGTATATGTATAGGATAGGGAGGGCGGGTTGGTTAATAAGACCCATTAAAATTTATGGCAGACAAGAGAGTAGAAGTACCCGAAGACGATAGTTTGACTTACAAGCAACGTCGTAAAGCGCAGATAAAAGAAGAAAAGAAGCGCACTAAACCCAGCAGAAAAACATTAGCGGCTAATTCTCCCGGTGGTAGAGTTAGGACAGGTCGTCCTAAAGGTGATGCCGCCAAGATAAACGAGTACAAGGCTCGTATGCTGGCCTCCCCTAAATCCAAGTTAGTTTTAGACACGATATTTGATGCCGCGTTAGACAATGATCACAAAAATCAGTCCGCCGCATGGAAGTTAGTCATGGATCGGATATTGCCTGTAGCGGCATTTGAAAAAGATATCGTGCAAAATGGCGGCAAATCTGCTATTCAGATCAACATTACTGGGGTTGGCACGGCAGATGTTAAAGAAATCGATCTAACCTCTATCCAACCTACGGTTATTGATGGGGATAACGGTGAAATACTTTAAACGAGAAGAATTTAACTGTACGCATACCAACAAGAACGAAATGGATGACGCATTTCTAGAGAAGTTGGATCAGTTGCGTGAGCTATGTGGCTTTCCGTTTAAGATTACATCGGGTTACAGGGATGAAACCCACCCCAACGAGGCCCGAAAAGAAATTCCTGGCACACACAACCAGGGTATCGCGGCTGATATTGCGGTATCTAACGGTGTAGAACGGATGAACATTGTCCATGAGGCTTTAAAATTAGGATTTGGTGGTATCGGCGTAGCTAAAACCTTTGTTCATGTCGATAATCGCAAGACAACCCCTGTTATGTGGACGTATTCCTAATGCTTCATACAAAACACATTACGTTAACAGATGCTACTGAACAGACGCTGTTTACTATACCAACAGGCTATACGGTACACATTGTGTATGTTTTTATTGCCAATCATGGTGGCAGTACAAACCAAGTAAGTCTTTGGTGGGAAACGGGCGGTGTAGACCAAATGTACTTCTTTGACGGTACTAGTATCGGTGCAGGAAATAAAGAAATACTAGGCGGTCAAAACGACAAAGGCATCTTTGTTTTGCACAATGGAGATACTGTAAAAACTCAAGCATCTTCAGCAACAGGACAGATGGAAGTAGCAGTTACCTTTGAGCTTTTAGAAAGACCAACAGCGTTTAGTAACTTCAATGGATCTTAATATAGAACTACTGCCTTGGCAACAACAGGTCTGGGCAGACGAAACAAGATTTAAAATAGTAGCTGCTGGGCGACGTACGGGTAAGTCTAGGTTAGCAGCATGGATGTTAATCGTTAACGCACTACAGGCAGACAAAGGACATGTATTTTACGTCGCACCTACTCAGGGACAAGCCAGAGACATCATGTGGACCACCCTTCTCGATCTCGGGCATGAAGTTATCAGTGGTAGTCATGTTAATAATCTTCAAATTAAGCTTATTAATGGAGCCACTATCAGTCTCAAGGGAGCCGACCGCCCCGAAACTATGCGCGGAGTTAGCCTCAAGTTCCTAGTAATGGACGAGTACGCTGACATGAAGCCTGAGGTATTTGAGCAGATCCTGAGACCTGCTTTGGCTGACCAAAAAGGATGTGCAATGTTCATAGGGACACCTATGGGCAGGAATCATTTTTACGAGTTATACAAATATGCGGAGTTAAGCAATGATCCGACGTACGCTGCATACCACTTTACTTCTTACGACAATCCATTGCTGGACCCGGACGAAATTGATATTGCTAAAAAGTCTATGTCTTCTTATGCGTTTCGCCAAGAGTTTATGGCGTCTTTTGAAGCGCGTGGGTCAGAAATGTTTAAGGAAGACTGGGTACAGTTTAGTGAAGATAGGCCCGAAGTAGGAGATTATTACATTGCAGTTGACTTGGCAGGATTTGAAGAAGTCAACAAGAAGAAGACTAAGAATTCCAAGCTTGACGACACAGCGATCGCCGTGGTTAAGGTCAATGAGCATGGTTGGTATGTTGACAATATCATATACGGTCGATGGTCACTTGACGAAACAGCAGCTAAGATATTTCAGGCCGTTAGAGATTACCGTCCCGTGTCG